CTCAAGATTATAAAGCATCTTTTACAACCGAAATGTATGCTAATGGATCTTTAAAACTAATTAATATAGACAATTCTGGTTATGGATATTCTTCGCCCCCAACATTAACTATTGATGCCCCAAAAATAAATATATTAAAGGGAGATATAGTTATAGGCAATGATTCTGGACTAAAAGGAGAAGTTTCATTTAAAGATTCCACTACTATAAAAATAATCAATTCTGGAGGGTCTTTTAATGATAATGAATTCATAAAAACTTCTGATGGAAATTCTGTAAGAGTTTATGATCAAACCGATGAACAAAATTTTATTAATGATGAACTGGCGACAAATGATACTATAGAAAAAGAAGCTGATTCTATCATAGATTTTTCAGAAACAAATCCATTCAGTGAAACAAATTATTAAATTTTTGTTGATTCCCCAATAACATTTACCATACCATTTACAATTTTTTCAACAGTTACATTATCGGATTGCCTAAATTCAACATCATAAAAATATAAACCAGGTTCCATATTTGTAGTATCACTAGCAGATGCTGAAATAGTCACAGCACTGTCATTAATTGTTGTGGAAAATGTTAAAATATGAGAAGAATTAGATGTGCTGTAATTTTTTCTCATTTGAGATATGCAAGTTCCTGCAGATAAAGATACGTTTAAACTATTTTTATCTTTTGCGACAAATGTTTGCTCAAATGTAGCTCCTTGATACATTACTAAATTTTGTCCTTGTGTTTTTATTGATGTTGTCATATAACTATTTATAAAACTAAATAATAGAAATATATTAATCAGTGGAGTAAAATGCTAGGACAAACTTTCTACCATCAAACAATTCGAAAATATGTTGCATTATTTGGAACTTTATTTAACGACATTAGTATAGAAAAAAAAGATTCAAATAATAATGTGGTATCTAAAATAAAGGTTCCGGTCGCTTATGGACCGAAACAGAAATTTTTAGCTAGATTAGAAGCAGATCCAAATTTAGACAAACAAATTTCTATAAAATTACCTAGAATTGGATTTGAGATGACCGCAATTAATTATGATCCGGAGAGGAAATTAAATTCCATCGGCAAAATGGTAAATAAAAGTTATGTATCAAATTCTAGAACTTTGAAAACGATGTACAATCCAAATCCTTATACTTTTGATTTTAGTTTGTTTGTATTTGTCGATAATGCAGAAGATGGTACTCAAATATTAGAACAAATTTTACCTTATTTTACACCAGAATTTACAGTATCAGTCAATATTTTAACTGATATGGGATTGAAATTAGATGTTCCTATTGTTTTAAATTCTTCATCTGTAGAAGATGATTATCTAGGAGATTTTTTGCAGAGAAGGGCAATAGTATGGACATTAGATTTTACTTTAAAAGGGTTCATATATCCAAATATTAGAACTTCAGATAAAATTATTAAATCAATTGATATCAGTTTTAGAACTCCAATTGATCAAGTAAATTTAAATAATTCGGAATTAGTTTTTTTAAATTTAGAAAATTCAAATAATTTTTCTATCAACAGATTATTGTTAGAAGATGAAACTCATTTATTATTTGAAAATAGTGATTCAAATATTGGGTCAAAAAATATTATAAGTAAAATTTCAATCACACCTATATCTGAAACTGCTGATAAAACTGAAAATTTAAAAAGCATTACAATATTTAATCCTAGTGCTTATTATAACAATTTAACAGGTGAGTATGAAACATGAAATTAAATGTGATAATAATATTATTTTTTCTTTATGGATGTATGGGTGATTATAAAAAAAGCGATAGACCTTGGAAATCCTCTATTGTACATTATGGTATGTCAAGTTGTGAAAAAAGTCTTAAAAAAGTTCATGAAAATAAATTTAAAGAAACTGATACAAAATGGAATGGAAATAAAGCAATATTGTATTGTGGTTGTTCTTTAGATCAGATGAGAAAAAAATTAAGAGATGATGAATTTTTGAATAAATTAAGAAATGGTAAGTTAGGAATAGAAATGAAAACCGCAGGTAATTTCTGTAAATCAAAAGGCATAAATTGGTATGAGGACTAATAATGAATTTTCCAGATAAGTTAGATGAATTATTGAACATTTCTAATGATTCAAATATTAAATTAATTAATAATACTATTGAAAAAATAAATGTTGAATCTACAGATGATGATGTCAATACGGATTATAAGTATGCTAGAGAGAATTTTTATAATATCATAGAAAGAGGTCATGATGCTATAAACGAATTGATGCAGGAAGCAAAAGATAGTGGTAATGCTAGAATGTATGAGGTATTGGGTCAATTGATAAAAACAGTTGGTGAACAGAGTCAAAATTTAGTCAACGTGCATAAACAAATTAAAGATATTAATCAGGAAGTTAAAAATACACCTAGTAAAGTTACAAATGCATTATTTGTTGGGAGCACCGCAGAATTACAAAAAATGTTAAAAGATAAGGATTAAAAAATGGCTTACTTAAAATCAGGCGATTTTAATAAAACTGCAAGTAAAGGTCCATATGCCGGCAAGACAAGAAAAGAAATAATCTTTAACAAAATTGTAGATAATAGAGAATTTATAGTAGGTGAAAATAAAAATGGAACAAAAATTATAGGCATTGAATATTTTTCAAGAAATAATAATGGCTGGGGAGGTACGTTAAAATACATATTACCTGGACAAAATAAAAATAATAAAAAAAATATTCAAGAAATAGAAATTAAAAACATATTTAAAGATCCTGATTTTGGAGGTGGCGGTGGATCAGGTGCAGGATCTGATGATACGGAAGTTGTTGAATGTATGCAATGTTTTTACACTTCATTAGTATTTAATATATTAAATGGACATATTATAACAGATCCTAAGAAACTAGATAAACAGGCAGAACAGTTAAAAGGACTTACCAATTCTGCAAAATATTGTGAAACATCTATGAGTTTAGATAATTGTTTGAAAAAAGTTCCAGTTGATTGGGTTAATGATATGGTTTTCATAAAAATTGCAAATGGAATATATGATGAATATAAAGATAAATTTGAATCGGGAAAAAAAGTTTATTTTCATAGAGGTTCAAAATTTATGCAAAAAATATACAATGCAAAGAAAAAAGTACATAAATTGGATAAGCAGAATGCGATGGAAAGAGGTATTAGAGCTCAAGCGCCCGGATCTTTCTCTGATGATAAATGGAACCCAGGTGACATTTGGGCAACAACATTATCATCTACTTCCGATCCTCTAAAAGATTCCACCACATCATGGGGAGATTTGAATACAAAAGTTGCCGAAGAAGCTGCATTACTGAGAAGTATCAATAAAATGAGATTATTAGGTATTTCTTTGAAAAGACTAGGAAAAGGTGCTGTAGCAACCATTAAACAATTTAATGTTCCAAATGAAACAAAATCACAATATAAATTCACAAAATGGGTTTGGGGAAAGACTGGAGATTTTTTTACATCAAAAGACATGTATTTACACAGTGATGGTGGAGAGGTGCAATTTAGAACATTTGGAGGAGATAAAAGTTGGCAAGGTGAAATTAAAGGTAAGGCAGCAGCCGGAGGTAAAATTGGTGGGGGAAATGTAGATTTTTATGTGAATGAAGTTTACAATAAATCAATATTTTCTAATAATAAAAGTTTTAACAGTTCCATTGATGAAGATAGTATTTTTTCAAAATTAAAAAAATTACTAGAAAAAAAAGATCAAAATGTTTTGAAAAATTTACACGATCAATATAAAAAGTATGTAAAAAATCCATTAAACATAGATGAATTTTATGCCAGATTAATGGATAAAGAAAAAGATAATAATGGATTTATAAATTCTAAATTTTTATGTTTACAATTAGTAGATATAATTGAGAATGGATCACAAAAACAAAAAAATGATTTGGCGACATTAATATTTTTATATGCCTCTTCAAATACTAAACAATCTAGTTATTTTATAAAAGTTTCGTAATGCCTACACAAAATTATCTGGGTAATCCATTACTCAAAGCCGCCCATGTTCCAGTAGAATATGATAAAAAAACTTTAAACGAGTATATGATATGTGCTAAAAATCCTATACATTTTGCAAGAAATTACGTAAAAATAGTTCACGTTGATCGTGGGTTAGTAGATTTTGATTTATATGACTATCAAGAAGAAATGGTGAATACTTTTCACAATAATCGTTTTGTAATATGTAAGATGCCTAGACAGACTGGTAAATCTACTACAATTGTTTCATATTTGTTGCATTTTGCCTTATTTAATGAACAATCAAATATTGCCATATTGGCGAATAAAGGATCCACAGCTAGAGAAATTTTAGATCGTCTTAAAACGGCATATGAAAATTTACCTCAATGGTTACAGCAAGGTGTTGTTGTTTGGAATAGAGGTAA